TGCCTTGCTGCCCTCAAAGCGCTCGGTCACAATCTGTCATCCGAATAGGGATTGTACTCCGACTGGATCTTGTGCTGCTTCGTAAGGCCGACCTCGGCCGTCGAGGACGCCATCTCCGGCAGAAAAAAGGTCAGGGAAAGGCTGTCCGCCAGGTCTGGCGAGAACCCAAGGCGCTCCTTGATCTGCTCCTTAGGTTCAATGACGAACTTCCCCTTGTTGTCGAACGTGTAGGTAGGGGCTGTGAGTTCCGCCTGAAGTTCGGGGAGATTCGGCAGGGCCCCGCCTCGCTTCACCCAGTTGGCCATCTCAAACCAGACCTCGGCTCGCTTGTTCAGATACCGAGGATCGGTCGCTCTGCCTGAGCCGTGGTATTCGATCGGCGTGTGTCCTTGAAGCATCAGCGAGTCGATGACACCTGAGCCAAAGCCGCCCGTGCCGTCGACGATCTCGACCTCTGAGTTCCATTTGAATTTGGCTAGCGCCACGCGGGCCGCGATGTTGTTGGTTCGCTCGTTTCGCATCTCAACGGGCCTGAAGGCCTGAAGCCCCTGGCGCGGGAAGATCACGGTGCGGTCATCGCCAAAGCGCGCGACGTCAACGCCCAGGCGCCTCTGCGAGAACGCATAGCTGTCCTCGGGATACCGACGCTTCATGGACTCGGCCACCTCATCAGGACCCAGAAGCGAGTTGATACTCGAAGGCGGGAACTTGCCGAAGACGTTGACCAAGACCCACGGGTTGTCGCGACCGTACTTCTCGATCTGCTCTTTGGCCCACTGAATGCTGACCCTCGGAGTGCGCTTCGGATCATCAGGGTCAGAGGTGATCTCGGTGACATGCCAGAGGTGGCGCTCAGACGTACATGCCCGGAACAAGGGGCCTTCGTTGTGCGTCGGGTTCCCGGCCATCATGATCTTGAGGTTCTTGCCCGGGGCATCAGTCGCAAGACCCGCTTCGGCAGCTGCCATCACGGCATCGGGAATGCCGCCCACCTCATCGAGAACGAACAAGAGATTGTCGGCGTGAAGGCCTGCCAGAGTGTTGGCTTGCTGCGTGCGATCAGATCCTTTGGCCCAGGTTCGGGCGGACATCCACCACGTCTCTGGGTGGTCCTTGGCAAAGATCCGAGTCTTGGTCCACTGAAACGCCGCCAGGAGAAACGGGCTCTTCCCCTGCCATTTGGACATCTCGGTCCAGAGGCCGTCGGCCAGGTTGTCGCCAGAGATTGAGGTGGCTGCGATTTTAGGATGGAGAAAGCAGGTGAGAAACCACCAGCACGCCCACGCCAGGATGGCTGTCTTGCCAGGACCTTTGCACGCCTTCATGGCGAGCCGCTTGTGCTGGGTCATGGCCATCAGCACATCGACCTGCCAGGCGTCGGGCTCAACACCAAAGACCTCGCGCACGAAAAGGACTGGATCCTCTCGCCATCGCCTGATCTGAGCCGAGGCCTTGCTCACTCGCTCTCGCCCTTTCCTAGGACGAGGTCTTCAAGAGTCAGCCTTCCAGATACGTCGTGCTTGTCGGTGAAGAGTTTCAGGTGTTTCCCGAGTAGCTCGCAACCCTTGAGCACGCCGTTGTGTTCGAACTTCCATTCGCCAGTGGCGAGGCCGTCCTTGTCGTAGACCGGCTCGGCTTGAGAGCAGCGCTCAATGGTCTCCTTGATCTTCCCGAGCACATAGTCGGCCGTGATCTCGGTGCGCTTGCTGCGCTCACCCATGAGTTCCTGGACTCTCCTCTTAACTGCCGGTTTCGTTAGGAGTTGCGACGCCTGCTCATTGGCGGTCTTCTCGCTGTAGCCTGCGCGGATTGCGGCCTGGGTCCCGTTGAGGTCCACGATGTACTCCAGGCAGAATTGCTCCTGCTTTGGAGTCAGGCCGCCCTTTTTCATCGGGTGATCCTCCAGATGGAGAAACACGTAATGCCCAGGTAGGCCAGTACGATGACCGCGGCGTCGCTCACAGTCCTCTCACCTTCGGTATGAGAATCTTGGTCGGATCGTTGTTGCGGCTCTCTTCGAGCGCGATGCGGGCGAACTTGAGCGCAAACGCCTCGGCACTAGTCGGGATCTCGCCTGAGTTGAACTTCTTGAAGAGCGTCTCGACCGTCGGGTTGAGGGTCATCTCCCATTTGTTGCCTGGCAGATCTTTGAGCTTGATGGTGATCTCAGCCATCAGGCGCCGCCTGCTTCTTTGGGATTCGGTCCGCCGTCGGGCCCAGGTTCGGGCTCTGGCTGCGGCTCAGGATCGAGCGTGTACTTGGCTCGAATGGCCGCGAGACCGGGCTTCTGAATCTCCACGTAGATCTTGGTGTGGGCAGCGTTGAGATCATCGAACGTCTGTTTCACGACAGAGAAGGGCACCTTGCCGTTCTCGTCCTGATTGGCTTCCATCGTGGCGATGAGGTCGCGCTCGGTCTGCTCAACCACAGCCTGCGAGACCGAGACCTCGTGGAGCAGGCTCTCGACCTGATCCATCACGCCGAGGCCTGTTTCCGACGTCTGCTTCATTGCTTGTTTCTTGACCAGTTCATCCATGAGTCTTCTCCTTTAGAGATCGATTGAGTCTTCCGATCGCGACCTGAAGTAGGCGCGTATTTGGTCCCTGAGTCTGATTTGGCGATCATCCCAGGTCTCAAGCTTCAAGAGGCCCTGCGAGTCGCGCGTAAGATCCAGCATCGGATCAAACGAGTTGTCGCGCAGGATCTTCCAACGATCCGTGTACCCGCGATCGCGCTTCTTCCCGTGCCAGAAGTGATAGAGCGAGCCGGGCACATAGCCGACATCCCGCTTGATCCAGCGCTCGGCCCGGACTTCCCACTGCTTGAGTGCATGGCGATACTCCTGGTTCAGATGCTCGAAGCTCTGTTCCATGCAGTTCACGAGCCCCAAGGCCATGTGGCGATCGCCTGCACCGAGAACGGCAAAGTCGATCAGTGGTCCGCCCATAGGGCCTGACATGTTGTCGAGCGCTTCTCTGGTCGCGGCCCAGGCATAGCCGGGGTGTCCGTGCTCCATGTAGTAGGCGTTCTCCCAGAAGCCTCCCTTGATCGGTTTCACGCAGCCGCTCTCGATGTACTTCGACATGAACGACTCCATGGGCTTGCCAAGGACATTGCCGACGGGGTCGAGATCAACGGCCGTCTTGAACATCTGGACTACATGGTAGTGCTGAAGCTGCTGCACGGTCTCTTCAAGCCACAGCCTGACAGATCCGGTCATGGGCATCACGTCGGCATCGATCCACGCCAGGTACTTCCAGTCAGGAAAGATCTGGGATGCGTAGTTGATCCCAATATTGATCATGTTCTCTTTGTGCCAAAGCTCATCGATCGATCGGACCTGGACATGCGCTGGGTCGTTGGCAGAGGTCACTTCAAACGGCCGCTCGCCAAAGGCCTGCTCAACCGTGATGAGGGTTGCGCCTGCTTGGCTCATGGCCTCGGCAAAACGCCGATAGAGTTCATAGCGAGTCCGATACCGCACAGGGTTTGAGATCACGGTGACAACGACGAGCTTCTGAATCTGGTTGGTCGCGATCGGCGTGGAAGTTGGCTGAAAGTACGGCATCACATCACCTCAGGTCTGCGTCTGCGGTTGCCAAAGACTGACGCCTCAATGGCCTCGACCTGAAGCCCTTGTTGAACGAAGGCCCAATTCAGAAAGGCTTGCGTGTCTTTCGGGAAGCACATGCCCCCGTATCCAGCCTGTCCGTCATGCCCAGGGGTCGACGTGTGCCCGTAGCCAATGCCGTTCATGGCAAGGGCTGCAAAGCGCACCTTGTCGTAGGGAATGCCCACGTGCTCACAGATCTCTCGGATCTCATTGCAATAGGTGACCTTCAAGGCGAGAAACACGTTGTGCATGTATTTCGCCATCTCGGTGATCCGCGCATCCTTCAGGATCCGCACACCCGAGAAGCCAGCCTCGAAATAGATCTCACCGATCTCGATTGCCGCCTCTTCGCATCCGCCGATCAAGATCGCGGGCTGCTCCATAAAATCCTCGTATGGGCGCGAGGCTGTGAGAAACTCCGGGTTATGGACGACTTTTCGAAAGCCATACTTCGTAGCCAGCTCTTGAGTTGTACCTGGGAGCACCGTGCTTTTGATGCAGATCACGCCCTCAAACTTCTCCGCTTGCAGGCGAAGAAAGGTCTTGTGAAGCGCTGTCAGGTCTTGCTTTCCGTCCTTATCGGTCGGAGTCGGAAGACACAGAAAGAGCGCGTCCGACTTCCAGACCTGAGGCGTATCCGGGTATTCGCTACTGTTCTGATCAAACCCTAGGACTCTCATCCCGCGGTTCCTGAATCCTCTGAGGACAGCGCCACCCACGACGCCGACTCCGATCACACCGATTGATCTCATCCTTGATCAGCCTTTCCGATGGCCAGGATCACGATGCTCGTCATGACCTGGTGTCTTGAGGCGATGCCTGTCTTCCTGTAGAGGCGGTTGATCTGGTTCTTCACCGTTTTAAGCGTGACACCGAGGTCGACTGAGATTTGCCGATTGGTGAGCCCCTGTCGGATCAAGGCCACGATTCTTTCCTCTGTGGGAGAGAGGCGAAAACCCAGCGGCTTCGGGCCCGGTGGTCTCCGTGCGCGCGCCGCCGAATCTGCTCCTGTCGCCATGTACAGAGGCTAGGGGCTCAGTTCGTTTGCGTTCTATGTGAATTGCATTCAAATTGTCTTTGCATTGAAAATTCGTTCACAACTCTGTTTGAATGGGCTCATGCGAATCACTTCACTTGAAGCTCTGAAGAGACCGGAGTCGATCACGGATCGGCACTTCATTCCCGATAGACCGTCACAGGTCGAGCGCTACCAGCGCACGCAGCAACGGCTCAAAGAACGAGGCGTGTCGCTTCATGAGCTGGCCAGGAAGGCCATCGACGAGATGCTCAATCAAGTCGAGGCATTGGAAGAGAAGGAAACGTCATGTGCTGGGCTACTGAAGGCCCGCTGATCCGTCTGAGCAGTTGACGATGTAGGCATCTTCCCGATCCAGGATGAGCGCGAGCACTTCTTGAGCTTCCTGCTGGTCGGCGGTGAGGGTCTCGGGAGCAGCGTTGAGATCAAAGTCCTGACTGCACTCGATCTCAACTGACGTGACGCCCTCGTATATGTCGACAATGATCCGGTATCTCTCGGGCTTCATGTGCCGAGCCCGCGCGGAAGCTCCAGAACCTCGGGGTCACGACGGTTCATCATCGAGAGCCGGGCCCTCAGCTCTTCCCTAGATCTGACTGCGTACTTCTCAAACACGCGTCTCAACGAGTGCGTGACGGCGGGCTTTGAGACCCCAAGCTCGTCTGCAATCTCCTGATTGTCCCAGCCGCGAAGGTAGAGCATCACGATCTTGGCCTGCCCTTCCGTAAGTTGGGTTCCGGATGACGGTCTTCCCATGCTTCAAACCTCGACGTCTTTTCTTTCTGTGATCCAGGCCTTCGGGATTGCAATGTATTGGCTTGCGGAATTGCCCACTTCGTCAAGATTCAACGCGACGATAAGGCGCTCATCGTTTTCGTGAATGAAGAACCCGCAGGTGGTGACCTCGTGGAGCCCGTGGTTCATGACAGCGCCGAGATCCTCCCAGGCGTCGCACGACGTTGCGTCATGCCAGGTGACTTTGATGATCTTCATGCTGCCCTCGTAATGGTACCCGGCCAGGTTTCGGAAGATCCGATGTGAACCAAGCTATGGCCCACGCGCTCATCGGGCGCGGCGAAGATCTTCGATTGAAACCTGACCGGGCGGAGTTTGGTATTCATCCTATGATCACCCTTGGCCCGTGCTCGTCGACGACGCCAAAGCTTTGCACCCAGTCGACCGTCTTGGTGGGCGTGTAGCTCAAACCCTTTGCCTGCGGATCCCCCGCATAGCCTGTGTTCAGCTCCCATATGGCCTGGCCCCGAACGGTGCGGTAGACAACGCCTGGTCTGTGCGTATGCGATGAGATTGAGTTCTGAAGGTTGTAGTCGCGATGGTCACCAAGGCGCGAGCGGAAGCCGTGGTGAACGACAATCGAGCCGAAGAATAGTTCTTGGCGAGGGTCGTGGTTGGTCTCCACCCCCTCAAACGTAAAGAGATCTCGGAGCTTGTCGGCAATCCAATCCTCGGCAGCCGGATAGGCTTCAAGGATCCGCTTCATGGGACGCACGTCGTGGTTGCCTAGGCCCTGGTAGCACTTTGCCTTAGGGGCCGCCTTCTGCACCTCGCGCCAGAACTCTTCGTTCAGCTTTCTGGCCAAGGCCTGCTCTTCCCTGGGCGTGAACTGGTTGTGAGACCGCGGGAACTTCGCATGCGAGTACATGTCCCAGGCATCGCCATTGAGAACCACATGCTCTGGCTGATGTGCCTGGAGATACCGGTAGAACTTATCAATCACGCGCTGACAGTGGAACGGCCAGTGGATGTCGGAAATGACAGCCATCGTTGGCCACGGAGCCGCGGGTGGAACCGCGACGGGCTCATACTTCTCAAGATGCTGGTGGATGTCGCGCTTGAAGACGTCGTTTGAGATCTTGACCCGGCTCTCGGGCTTGGGCTCAAGTCCTGCTGCCTGAACTAGCGTCGTGTAGGACCCGAAGTGTTTCTCTACGTGGTATCTGGCATTTCGAACGCGATTGAAGAACTCTGCTTTCGTCGGAGTTTGGCCAAGCTCGATTGCGAGGTCTTTGAGAGCAGCAATTAGAGCATGTTGGTCAACGGCACCCGACATGCCCTAAAGAGTTGCAACTTGCGAGGGTGACATTCCAGATGGAGAAGAGTTTGAACTGGTCTAGATCTTAGCGGCCGTCCATGGCCAGGCAGCGTCCATGCCTGGCCGAGGGTACCACATTGCCTACTCGGCGGGCTCATCAGACGCGGGCCATTTGCGATGCCCGCAGGTCGTACACTCAAGCCCTAATTGGACCAAGTTGAACCAGCGCCGGTTCCCGCAGCTTGGGCACCTGTCGTCCGTGCCGGGCTTGACGTGCTCAAGCACTCTCGGGCGCTGTTTTCTCACGACCACGCCAAAGGCTGTGATCAGACGAATCAGCTCATCAGCTTCCTTATGCGCAAGATCATCCTCGGGGAACTCCGCCATCACGTCTTGAAGGAAGCTCACGACGCGCGCGTGAATGTCTCGAAGTGATACAATCTCGGGCTTGCTCGGCTGACTCATTTTGGCCCCCGCTTGTGGGTGTTCAGCCTGCCCTATCGGCTGGGGCGCCGGGCAATCAGAGTTAAGTTTTGCTAACCAACTCCGTCTAGGTCCATGAGTACGGACTGCCCTTCCCCTGTCGGTCAAGAAACCTCTCAAGGATGCGACCTTGGATGAGCGGCACCAACTTGCTCCAGTCGATCGTCTCTAAGATCTCCACTTTGCGGGTACGCAAGATCTCTTCAACAAGCTCATCAGAGACTCTCCGTATGATCCGCTCTTGCATAGAGTCACATGCTGACGGACGACCAAGCTGTTTCATGAGACCATCGATGTCGACTTCCATCACCGAGTTCCCCTGGTCGTTGCGAAAGAATCTGAAGATGTTCATTCTTTCTCTCCCTCGATCTCGGCGAGCGCTTCCAACGCGACATCCCCTTTGCAGCCGACGGGCGCCTCGCAGTATGCGCACGCTTCCAGCGCCCCCTTGGCCCGCTCCAGCTTGGCGCGGAGGGCGACATTCTCCTGGCACTGATCCTCGGCGATCTCCTTCATGGTCGTGACGGTCTCTGCCTTGATCCCCGGATATATGCAGCGCTCAGCCGAACAACATCCGTCCTCGCCGCAGGAACCGCAGACTGGACAGTAGATCGGGTCCTTCAAATCGTCGTTCTCTCGCTTCAGCCGCTCGACCTCGGCCTTCAGGATGTTGACGTAGGTGTACTCGGCGCCCAGTTCGTCGTTCTCGTTCAGCTCTTTGGCAATGAGTTTGGTCAGCCGCTCAACCTCGGACGATAGTTGGGCGATTCGGCTCATGAGCGCCTTGGAGTTCTCGACAAGCTGCTCGCGAGTCCAGTCGCTGTAAGGTGCTTTCTCGTTGGGTTTCTCGGTCACGCTTTCAGTCGTAAGTGTGACGGCTAAGTGCTCGTCTGAACGATCAGGTAGATCAGTGCCGCCAATATCAGGACCATTGGCCATCTCGGTCTGTGGTAGTCGCACAGATTCTCGTCTCGGCAGAATGGGCATGGCGGTTTTGGTAGGTTCATTTTTTTCCTTTACACCACTCTCGTTCGCGAAGCTACTGGGGAGGGATTGAGTAGAAAGAGCATCGATGTAGTTGAGCACGGCCCGGACTTCAGGCTGAAGCAAGCTAGCTACCCAATGCCCGCCCGACATCGGCGCAGGTTGATCTACGAAGTCACGCCAGCGGTCGAGTACGGCTTGAGCGAGCGGGCTTGGCTTTACTCCCTCACTTATCGTCGTCGGAGCCACCGGTGGGGATTCAAGCGAAGCAATCAACTTGTCGGCCACCTTCATCCAGTACAGCGAGATGTCCTGGTAGACCTGCGGATCAGGCCCTTCGCCCTCGGCCATGAGAGCGAGCCCCTCGCGGATTGCGCGGATCTGCTCTAGAACTTTACTCCCGCTCATGGTCGCCACTCCACTCCTTCAGTGCATAGCGTGCGACATCAATCTGCATGCGAACAGTGAAGAAGCGCTCGTTCGATGGATCAGCAATCTGCTCCAGCGCCTCGACGAGAGCCTTGGACTTCTCGGCGCAGGCGTCCCATCCGGCACGATAGGCCCGGTACAGCTCGTGCTCCAGATGAACCTCGGGCTCAAGGGAGTTCATGAAGGCGTACTCTCTCGCGGCATCATCGCGCTCTTTCATGGCTGGCCCTTAGCTTTGGTGGACGACGCTGGCTTCGCGACTTTCCTTGCTTCGCAACGGTTGATCTTGCGGCAGTGAGAACTGCAATCAGCAGGTCGATCTCCTCGCCGTAAAGATATGAGCGTAAGTAGGGTCCACCAGGGGCCACGTCAGCCAGAACAATGTTCACTGATGGGCTATGGCCCAACCCGCCCTCTACGCCAACGCCGATGCAATCTTGATTATTTATCCAGTACGTGCCCTGTTTGTTCAGCCACTTAATGATCTTGTCCTGACTTGGTATTTTTGCCGCTTGCATTTTGTTCATCCCCTCACCTTCCCGCGCCTTGCGCATCGCTCAACCCCAGCTTCTCAACAACCTCTTCCACGGAACGCGCGACGATCGCGAAGCATCCACGCGCCCGAACCTCGGCAAGGAAGTCCTTCTGGTGCTCGCTCAGTCTTCCCTTCTCGGACTTCACCTCAATTGCGAAGAAAGTCCCATCGTCCATCAGGCCCGTGATGTCAGAGAGCCCGCGCATGCGGTTTGGAGAGAACGCTCGATAGGACTTTCGCTTTTCATCGAATACGGCACCGTTCTCATTCTTCCAAACGAGCAGGCCCTTGTAGCGAAGGAAGGCGATGATCTGAGACTCGATCACCTTCTCTCGCGTCACTGGCCTTTTAGGGGTGCGCTTAGTCATCGCCTGAACCTCAAGCCAAGCCAGATCGCACCGGCCAAGAGCCCGTAGGCGCCGAAAATGATGAAGCCAACAATCATGACCGCATATTCGAATAGGTTCATCCGATCACCTCGATGGTCACCCGGAGCCTTCGGTTGGTGAGGTTAGTAATGGCATCCCATGCCGCGGGTCCTTCGAAGGTCAGGTGAGATCTGGATCGAGCCGTGCACTGAGCTGAATCGAGCCTGGCCTCGAAGGTGACGGGGTCTGGCTTGATCTCCCAATCATCGGCGAGGATGTCTTGCATGTCGGGGCAGTATTCTTGAATGCCCTCAAAAGCGGTCAGCACCGAGTGGTCGGGGCTGTGAATCCACCACACCTCACCTATGGCTTTGCGCCGAAAGGGCTTCCCGCTCTTGATCGCTTCCTGAATTGTCATCCCACTGCTCCCTTGAAAGGGACTGAGACCACTCTGGCTCTGGCATCCCGAAGCTTCTCAAACATCCGATCAAGCTGGGCTTGCAGCTCTTCGTTCTCAAGCCTGAGTTTGCTGAGCTGATGCTCGAGCCGATAGACCTCATCACCCTTGGCTTTGAGAGCGAGATTGGCGATCCCGAGGTCATGCTGAAGACCGAAGATCTTTCGCTTGTAGAACTGGGCTCCCATCGATGGACGCTTTTGCATCAGTTCATCGCCTGTTGAAACTCGCCATCCAAGCTCTGATCCAGATAGTGCTCGGCGACCTGCGCTTCATCGAACGTCATTCCCCGGATCTCCTCGCTCGGCCTCACCGGGAACTCGTAGCCCATCGAGATGAGTTCATCTTCCATGGCTATTAGTTTTTTGAGCGCCTCTTCAGCGAGCCTTGTCTGAAGGCACATCGTCTGCTTGGCAGCAATCGCGACACTTCTCCGGCCGATCACCGTTTGACGAAGGCATTTGACCTCTTCAGCCATCTGCACCATCTCTTTGACCTGCGTGATGACTTCCTTCGGTTGCTTCATGATCTCCCCCTTGTTGTTTCTTTCTCTCTGCCCGATCGGCCATGATCTGACCCAACAGGGCTTCGTAGCTGACATCCGGTGTGTTCTCGAACTTGGCGATAAACGCGTCTGCGCGCTCTTCGCAATCTTGCTTGGCCTTTCGATAGGCCGGCGACTGGACCTCGGGGAAAAGAGCTGGCTCAAAGCGCGAGCCGCGCAAGAGCCTTCGGCAGACGGCAAAGAGCTGTTTGCCTTCGGTCGTGAGCATCCACGCCGGATGATCCCTGAGCATCTGGATGACGGTAGCGGCATTAACATCCACCCCGGGCTCGTGCCCAATCCGGCTGAAGATCGTGAGCAAGCTCTTCAAAGCCAGTTTTTCGGGTGAGTCCATGGCGACCGATCTTGTAGCTCGACTCATATTCGTTCCTCTTTGGATCAAACATCACACGCCCGATGAACCGGGTAACACCGCCATTGGAACGGTTTTTCGGGATTCGGAAGAAAGTCTCATAGCAGCCGTCTGTGGTTCGCCCGCCAGGGGCTATCGTGATCACCTTGGTTGCAATCTTGGTGAGGTCACTAGAGCCGTGGAACTCATCGATACCGGGCACGAGATCCTCGTTGGCCCGATCGCGCTTTCTCAGGTGCGCCACCAGGATGATCGGCTTCTGCTGTTCAAGAGCGAGCGAGCGCACGTTCTTGGCGATCTCGCGCATGGCCCGATTCTCGTTGTCGTCATCGAAGTCGAAATAATGCACGTGGTCGATGATGAAGAGATCCGTCTCGTCCGCATGCCCTAGGACGTTCTCGATGAGGTCGATCAGCGTGAAGCGGTCTTGCTTGTAGAACATGAACAGGTCCTTGTAGCCCCGCTCGAAGTGATCGGCGGTCCAGTCCTCGAACTCCGTGAGTTCGTCCATGAAGTCGCCCAAGACCCAGCGGTCGTAGCTGAGCCGGATGTTGGGCCGGATGCTCCGATCGGCTCGGAAGAACGCGTCGCTGAGGATCTGGTATTTGAGCCGCCGCTCGATCTCGAACTGCTCGGCCTCAAGCGCCATGAAGTGCACGCGCTTCCCATCACGCATGTTGGCAAGAGCGATGTTGCAGCAGAGCTGGGTCTTGCCCATTCCACTGGGCGCTCCCAAAAGCACCAGGTCGCTCGGAGCGATGCCGATCAGGGCGTCGTCAAGGAACCCTACCCCGAACCGTCTGAGCAGCTTCCTGGCGCCTTTACGCGCGTCACGCTCGATGTGGGAGTTGAGAGCCGCCGACTTGAACATCAACGCTCCACGATGTCGGGCGAGCCGGCTGTGGGTTGAAGTCTCGGCGGCGACCACGTGACGAAGTCGCGCCAGAAGGCGCCAGATCGCCGCGTTCCGAGAAAGGTGGCGAAGTTCTGCTTGGGTTTTCGCCAGGAGTTCTCGGGCATTGCGAGCATCGCCGTGTAGTTCTCAAGCGCCGAGAGAAGGTCCTCGTGGTCCTTCGGCGTCTTGATCTGGTCACGGTACCGCTGCTCGGCGTGGGGTCCCTTGATCTGGACCGGGTAGCGAGAGAATGCCTCATCAAACCCAGACGGCGTCGCAGACTCCTCGGCCGTACGTACACGTACGGGCGTACTTGTCTGTTTGTCTGTCTGTCTGTCGCGTACAGATTCCGTACGTGCGCGTTCGGGTTGCGTACGCGGGTCTGTGTCGAGACGTACAGCCCCGATCTCGGCCAGCTTTTGCAGTGCTCGATCCAGGACGACCCGGTCGATGTCACAGACGCGCTTGGCGTGAGACGGGATGATGGTCACTTCTGGCGAGTTCTTTTGGGACGCTTGGCAGAAGACGTAGAGACAGGCCTTAAGCTCAAGCGGAGTAAACTCAAAGAACTCCGGATCCTCAAGAAACCGATTCGAGAGCGCAAACCAAGTCGGGTGCTTGATGTCCTTGCGTGGATTGTACTTCTCCCAATTGGTGACGGTCACCGTGATCTTGTCCATGATGCGCCTCGGTCTTGTGTCCAGTTGAGTTCGCGAGAAGAGTCGTGATGTGCTGAATCAAAGCTGTAGCAAAAATGGGTGCCGGAGTTTTGCTACAGCCCGAAACGGGCGGCGCGCGGGCGGGAATGAGCGCGAGATCTTTCCCGTGTTTTTCCCGGCTACTGATCGTGACGATCGGTGTTTTTAGGTGAAGTTGCGTGATATTTGCGCAGACCTGGCTTGCAAAATAGGGCCATCTCGCATTAAATGCAGGACCAATGACCCTATAGCTCAACAGGATAGAGCTACGGTTTCCTAAGCCAGCGTCGGCAGAAATTCCAAGAATCGAAATTCTCCTAGCGTCAGTCACTCTGACACCTCGCTTCCGCTGACAAGCCTTTCCCGTGTTTTTCCCGTGCTCTCGATTTTCAGCTCGATGATCTTCTCGATGCCGTCGATCCGTACGACCTCTTCAAGACCCCGGAGATCGTCGGCGACATAGCCGTGCAGGTAGACCCGCTTTTGGACGTCCATGCTAGCGCCCGCCATTTTCTCTCGCTGTGTGTCGGTGTGGGCGGTCGACTTGGACGCGTGATGCTCATAGGTGGCTCTGAGATCGTGCGGCTCGTACCCGCAGTCAGTCAGCTCCGCGTGGCGAATCATCGTCTGCCAGGCCTTATTCAGCCCGTCCTTGGTCATCGGCTTGTCCGGCTGCCCACGGCGGGGGAAGACCCACGGCGACAAGATGCCTTTCGCCTGCTGGGCCGCCAGGTGCTCCAGAAGCAAGCGCTTCACAATCGAGTTAATCGGGATGGCCCGACCCTTCCGGGTCCGCGTGTTCTCATCCGGGATCATGATCCAGTTCTCTTGGAAGTTGATGAACTCCCAGCGCCCGAGCATCTGCTCCCCGCGCCGGACGCCCATGAAGACGTACTGCGCGACGAATAACCGTAGCGCTCCTTCGGAGTGCTGAAGCATGAGGCGCACGTGCTCAAGAGGGACAAGCTTTCTCTTGCGGCGGATGACAGCCGGGATCTCCATCTCGGGCAGAACCCGCATCTTGCCGTTGATCTTGCACCACTTCAGAAACGTCTTGAGGACCTTCCGGTGATTGGTGAGATCGGCCACCTTGGCCTTTCGGCAGTACTCGTTCCAGAGCGGGTCATCGATGTCGGCAAGCTTGCGGTTGGCAAAGAACTTGGCCAGGTGCTTTCGCCAGATCGACTCGATCTCATAGAACGATCTCTCGCTCAGCGGTCTTCGCCCTGGCATGGGATTCATCTGGGCGCGGCGTTCTTCGAGATAGTCGGACCACAGGTGCTTGACCCGATACTCGAAGGACTCGGCTCCCAGACGAGAGCGAAGAAGCGCATACATGTCGCGCGCCTCAATGGCCTTCTCGTCTGACTTGAACTCGCCTAGGCGTTCTTCGAAGTCGCCCTTTCGGTAGTAGTAGACGTCCCCTCGCTTGAAGAGGTTGTCGGCAATCTTAATGCGCTTGAGATGCGAAGGCAGCGTCATCATCCCACCTTCGGCTTGGATCGCCAGTGGAGTGAGCGCTTCACCTGGTTCCAGTCCACCTGCGGATGCCGATAGGTTCCAAAGCGATCAAACTCTCCGCGTGAGATCTTGTTTCTGAGCGTGCGACGACACCAGGGCTGATGGCCCAGCTCTTCGGTTGCGCGCCGGATGCACTCATCCAGATCGATGACGTCACGCCCCTCGATTGTCTTCGGTCTGCCTGCTGGTTTCTTCATGCTGCCCTTCTTTCAAGGCTCCTATGTTGCGATGAACAGATGATCCGCCGCCGCTAGCTGCGCGTAAAACCGATTGCGGTTCGCAAAAAACTGATCACGCGCTATGCGCAGCTGGGCCAACTCAGCCTCAATGGGCCCAATTGCTGCCGCAAGGTCTTCCGACGATCGAATCTGAGTCGAGACTAGTTGTTTGGAAAGTCTCTCCATGTCCTCAAAGCGACTGCTCAACTTCTCGCCGTATGGATACCGCCGCCAAAATGGCTGCTGATGGTCTTCCAATGGAACGACTGCAGCGCGTTCTCTTGAATAGAACCACTCAATGTCTTTCTGTAAATAGTGAGAAAAGAGGCTGTCCTTCTGGTTGTGCCGATCGCCGAGTTTTCTCTCCCCACGCCAAACTTCTTCGCGATACTCATTCTCCTTGGCGACCTCTAACATTCTTTCGTGGAGTGTTTTCTCGCGCTGTTTGCGCGCCTCTTCAGACCACCGGCGTTCAGCTTCGATAATGACAGGCGCTTCAGCCAAGAACCGCTCGCATCCTAGAATTCGATCTGAAGCAAAATAGTCAAACTCGGCGTCGCGACGAACATACCCCCTGCGAAGCTCTTCTCCCTTCTGCCAAAGAACATGATAGTGGGTTAGTTCGTCGTGCTCTGGGAAGTAGTTGACCGTACCCCACAAGAGACCCTTCAAGACAAACTTGTCATCGATGGGGCTCTCTTCCTTGATCTGCCGAAATATCGAGAGCGTCATCTGGCGGTTGCCAACAGTGATGGCCTTGATCTGAATCGAGATCGTGTTGATGGACACATCATTCACTGTCAGTGCGTTCCCGTTCTTCGTTCCCACCGCCGTCCCCTTCCGTCGTTCTCATCTCTTCCAGGCCCTCGATACACAAGAGCCAGATCTCAGCTTCTTTCGGATCCGTCTCGCGCCAGAGCCGATCGCGGAGATCTTGCAATCCGTCCTCGAGTCTCTGGCGAAAGTCGTCCATTCAAGTCCTTTGATCGCCCATGAGCCTGCGCACTTCTTTCTTAATGTCGCGGATCTTGAGTGCGTCGTTTCGATTGCTCTTGGCCAAGTCATTGATGGCCTTGACCACACTGGCCCGATCGATCTTGCCATTAGACGTGGTAGGTCTCCGGCTCAGATCCTTAATGCGTGAGAGCTGATTATAGACGTTCTGTCTCGCCCACCTCTTGCCGGTTTTGGTCTTGAGACCGAGACGGTTGGCTTTCCTGGCGATCTGATCAGCAGTCAATCCCTCGTCTCGCCACTTCTGAAACTCACTCACCACGTCCATCTTCTCTCCCCTGTCTGGTTAGATTGAGGCCGCGCACGTCAATTGAGAGGCACTCAAATCAATCCGAGCTACAACAATCACCGAACCACGTGCGCAGCCTCAGTTGGCCTCGCGAGCAGAGCCACGGAAAACTCACCCCAAGTAAGGTTTCGCCTCTTCTCGCGAAGCCAATTCAGGCCCGCAACCTCAAGCGAGCCCTCGGGGTAGGTCACGTTAGCCAAACGGTCATCACCTCGCCCGGCCGGTCACCCCGAGAACTCGCCTCAAGCGGCGGTCACTTCTTCTTCTCGGCTCGCCTCTTCTCGGCATCGACGGCCAGAGCCCATCTCAAGAGCAGCCAGTTCTTTGGCGGCGGTGTGGGTCTCAGTGGGCCAAGGACCGCTTCGACATAGGGATGCTTTGGCCTCAGCTCGTTGTTCTCGTCGAAGTACATCACGTCACGCAGGGACTTTTCCATCGCTACCCCTCTTGTTCTTCGTCAATTCGGGCCTGGCATTCTGAGGTGTTGGCGTATTCGACGCCATCGATCTCAATCGTATGAAATTGCAGGCGGTGCAAGGACCCCGCGAGAATCGATCTCTTGATCACCTGCTCGCACTGCGAAAGCGAGAGCGGGGCGATCTCGGTCTTTGCCGGATCCGGCTTCGCGCAGCCGGCTATGAGTAGTGCCAAAAGAAGGAGTCTCATGCTCTCGCCTCGTATTCTTCCATGGTGCTCTCGGTTGTTGGCCCCTCGACACACTCGCAATGCGAGCACACACGCACTGGCTCAAGATGCGGCTGGCCCCAAAGGAAAGAGAACTTCCACCAGACCAGATGCCGGTAGTAGGGGCGCCGATAGAGCTTCATCGTGGTGATCCGGTTTCGGCCGCTGGCGGTGAACTCGAACTCGTGATTGAAGAGGCGCAGTTTCATGACTTCACCTCGGCTTTCGCAATCAGCGCATCCAGCTTCGGCAAAATGATGTCCGCGTGATCGTCCTCGGCAATCCAAGCGCGGCACTCCTTGAGCATCGAGAGCATCTCGGGGGCGCAGGAGATCAATCGCATGTCATTCTCGCTGGTGCCGAATTGATCGTGAACTATTCCCTGTCCGGCAGCGTCGATCACCTCTCGAATCCGATAACTCATCCCCTCTTCGGCTCCGTCCTCGAAATAGACATTCAGCTTCCATGGGCCTGGGCTGTGGCTCATGCCGTCTCCTTCGGCAGGAAGGCCTCGAACTCTTTGACGGCCATCTCAAGAAACATCTCGTACATGCGTTTCTCTGACTCTCTCTCGGGGTCTTCAGAGAGCGTGCGGATCCGGTCGTCAAAGGCGTTGATCTCCTCAATCAAGCGGTCGCGCTTCTGATCAGGCGTCTCGTTGACGCGCGTGTTGACCAGCTCGACCACCTCAATCAAGCGCTTCTGCGCTTCATTCGCGCAGCCCATTTTGAGATAGTCGAGAGCCGTGATGATCGCGACTTCGTATTGGAAGAACCCGAATCGAAACTCATTCATGTCGCGAGGGATGTTCATGCGCGCACCTTCTCGACGTAGCGGCCAACGGCGACCTTGAAGAATCGGGCCGAATCTGAAAGCGTTTGGTTTTTGGTTGATGCCTGGTCCTCAAGCCAGCCGATGTAGTTCTCGACCTTCGGAAGCCCGTCGCGCTCGATGGCTTGCTTGACCGTGAGCCCCTTGTACTTTCCGAACGTGACTACAAACGATCCAGGGTCGGCGGTTGTGGCCGGGTCGTCTTCGAAATCAGGGCCTTCAGGCCACGGCGACTCCTCTTGCGCCGGCCGCGTGTGGCTCACAGTCTGACGTCCGCCATTTGAGGCGGGTCGTGTTTGGGTCACGGTCTCAGCGGGCGAGTCGACGATGCGATCGCCTTCGTCCAGCTCGTCGGCACAGAACTGGGTGCCGTATCCCACGAGCGCAAGTGCTCGCCCGATGGCGCCTGTCTCGGCTTTCTCCAGGTAGTCCGGGAAGCCCTTCTTGGTTTCCATCTTGTGGGCCATGGCCATGACGTTGCCGTCGTTATCCTTGATTTGGGCGCGGGCGTAGGCCATCTCGGGGGTGAAGGTTAGGATCTCGGTCTCAATCCGCCAAGTCGGGCGCTCTTCCCTGAACCACACGAGACGAAACTTAACCTCTAGATAATCGCGGCCCCGAAGGTTCATCAGCGGGAGTTCTGTTCCAGCTTTGGTCCGATAGGTCCTGAGCATCACGCACCTCTCGACTGGGTTTGTCTTGCGGTCATCGACAATATAAATTGAGAGAGTTGCCCGACCGGGGTAGCAGCCCCGGCCGAGCGCACCCAAATCAGTTGGAGGCTGAAGTGGATGCTTTGTCTGACAAATGGATAGAGCTGGCCGGAATTGCGGTCGGCATTCTGGGGCTCGTGTGGGCCTGGCTGTCTGGTGTCATCACATGGGCAAGGAGGACGATCGGCATGTGGCTCGCTCGCGAAGACATCAAAGCCCTGAGAGAAGACATTGCAAAGCTCACCGAAGAGGTCCGCCAGCTCAAGCAGCTGCCGATGGACAAGATGGAGCACGCCTTCTGCAAGGGCTGCGGATTCTTGGGCGAACTTATCGGCGAGCGCGAAGAGTCCGCAACAAAGGAGCGACCCGCCCGAAAAGTGCTGACCTTCAAGTGTGTCAAAGGATGCCCTCGGAAGCCCTGGGATCGCTGGTTTGCTCTGTAGGCCTGTCATCACTCGCTCCAGTGAAACGGTTACACGCGTCCATTTTCGAGGTGACGGCACCTCGACATAAAACGTAATACTCGCCGCAGATCTGACCTTAGGAAGCGCGGCTCCTCTTCGACCCTACGAAGGTGAAAAGCTCGCCCTCAGGGACATTGAAGAAAGCAGCGAGCCTCTCGCGAACGACCTCACGGGGAGAACTCCTGTACGTACCTGCGTACATCTTCTCCAGAAGACTCACGCTCACCCGTGCGCCCTGAGACGCCTTCGCCAGGCCAAAGTCCCCTTGGGCATCAATCAACTGTCTGAGTCGCTTTGAGTTCACTCGATACATGAGAAGAGTATCTACTTTTTTAGTGAAGTTTGCAACAGAGTTATCACAGAAAAAGGAGATAGCGCATTCCGACCGTTAGGCTGTAGGTTAAGCTGTGGAAATTTGGCAGAAAAACGCGCTGGTAAACATTGCAGCCGTGATTGCTGAGTCAAAGCTCAGCCAGGCTTCATTCGCAAAATGTGCGAAGATCAACGCGAACCATCTCAATATGGTCCTTAACGGGCGCCGTCCGGTTTCGCGCCAGCTCGTCGCCACTGTCGCGCACTACGTCGGGCAAGAGACCGACTGGTTCTATCTTGATCACTCCTCCCGGCAGCCCCCACCAGAGTCGCCGTCAGCGGCTGCGATGGCGGAAGTCATTCTCAAACAGCAACAAGAGATAGAGCGCCTTAAGCAGCATGACCATGCTTCTTCAATTCATCTGACCGAAGAAGAGGCCAAGTTCTTGAAGCTGTTTCGTGCCGCCGACAAATCGCGTCAGGAGATCGTTCGTATTTTTCTGACCAAGGATCCGAGTCGTTTGTCTCAAGTGGAAGATTATATTCAGCAGGAAATTGATCAGCGCCAGGCGGCGGCGAAGGCGAAGGGTCGAAAGAAACCTCGCTCTTCTTCGCGATGAGATCTAGGGCTTCCCGGATTCTCTTAACCGTGTCCACCATCCTGGCGGCTTGCTCGGCGGCGTCGGCTGCCGTTGCGCTTTCCAAGGCCTGATCATGTAGCTCCATGTAGCGCATCACGCCCGAGATCACGATGTCCTTCAGCTGCTCGCACATTTCCCGATCATCCACGCCGCTGCTCCCAAAAACGAGCGTCTTAATAGTACCTTCATTTCCCAGAATCAAGCGAAAGGTTGCTGAATATTGCAACACCCTTGAACTCCCTGGGATCTCGCCAGGAGTTCAGAAAGGATTTCTACTGCGGCCACAAGATCTGAGCTGGCCGGACGAGCAGTTAATTTTCGTAAACTCATCAAGCTGAGCGACGACTTTCCCGATAGATACGGCAGGGGGTCGACAATGCACCGCTGGCTCATCATTGCTTTGCCGCTACTGGTTGGATGCAAGAGTCTTAATGACGGGCTGGTGCGGGCGTTTGGCCCGAACGGAAGAGACCGCATGTACGTCCGAGCCTATGTGAGCGCGTTCACCGACGAGAAATACACCGCCGATCTGGCAGCAAAGCCAACCCTGAATTTTCGTTATACTGAGTCAGACGACATCAAGTTTGTGAGCGAGAATCAGGAGATCACGCGCGCATGTAAAGACGCCGCAGCAGAGATGGGCTACAAGGTTGAGTTCAACAAGCCCGACTGTACCGACTGCCTCGACGTGTACCTCACGCATCGATACAAGTTCGAGGTTGTAAAGGGCACGCCACAGGCGTTTTGCTCCACGATTGCAAACTCATACACATTCATGGCGCAGACCTACTGCTCCTCATGGGTTCCGGAGCATGCGGTAAATAGTCGGTGGGTCGCGCTCGGTTTCTACTCAAAGAAGGAGAAGCGCCCGATCCACAAAGTGCTTTCCTACTCCGAAGGATCGATTAGATCTGTGATCAGAGTTGCGCGAGAGCTTTGCATGGCCGGTCTGATGGACTTCCCAGAGCGCTTCGAGGAGAACGAACACACGGTCGAGTACGGCGCCCAGGCTAGAAAATAGATCAGCCTTCTGCGTACTTCTTTTTGAGGAGTGCGCGGAGTTCATTCATCGTCATCGAAAGAGCGGCGCCGGGATCGTTCTTCCGCCACCGACCGATGCCCAGAGGCCCAGCGACTTCGTCGTGTCCAAGGCAATGATCAAAGCTGAAGACCTCGGGCGCTTGGCGCTTGAGCCAGATCAGGAACTCGATGAGCGTCTTTTCTTGTGCCGGCGTGTATTTCTCATACCAGCCCTTAAGCTGGTTCTCTCGGCCAGGAGTGAAGCGGACTTCATCGGCTTTGAGATACGTCCCGAACCACGTCTTGAACGTTCCGTTGGTGACAGAAGTCACGCGGCCCGCGTTGTTGATCTCAATCCCGATCAGGTCGTCGGACACAGCGCCCGTGAGCGTCTTCCAGGCGGACTCGCCAGCGTGGTAGCCCCATCTTGAGATCGGGTGCGCCTGTACCATCGTGCCGTCTTTCTGAATGCACGTGAAGCAATAGCCGTTTTTGATTCCGCCATCGATGGTCTTCGCAGCTCCGTCTCGGCCCGCGGTAAAATGGACGACAGCACCCAGGGGCCAGCCCTTGGCGTACTTCCCCTTGGTCTTCATCTCGCGCACGTGGCGGATGGCCTTGGGATACCAGTCGAGTCTCGCGCCCATCTGGCCTTGCGGCACTTCGATTTTCGGCTCTTCCTTCTTGATTCCCTCGATCACCGAGCCGCCAAGAGCTTGAGTCAGAACCGAGGTCTGCTCCATGGCAAGCTTCTTCACCTTGGGATCGGTCGCCACTTTCTCGATCTCTTTTGAGTACCAGCGCGCCTCGTAGAGCTTCTCTCTCATCTTGTCCATGTCAGTCCTTCCACTTCTCGCACTTCCACGAGAGTTCGGTCAGTTCCTTGAGGTGCGCCTTCAATTCATCCCGGGTCGTGCAGACGAACTCGTCAAACACAGGGAGCGAGCACGAGATGAAGACGTTGTTTCGAACGATGGTTTGGGTCTTCGAATCGGCCGCGAAGATCTTGGCTTTGAAGCTCAGGTCAGGTGCGCCTGGTGCCTTCTGGGGACACCCGGCCATGTTCAAACTACCGAGGCCGATCACAATCAGAAGAAGGGTTTGCGAGCTTCTCAAGCTCACACGCAGCTTTGGCTTTCGCATCCAGGCGCTCCTTGTCGTCCACAATCTCATTGGCCTTCTTGATCTTCTCGGCCGCCTCGTCGAGCTTCTTCTTCAGCTTGTCGGTCTCAATCTTCGCAAGCCACCCTTTGACGAGCGAGATCAGTCCCGTGACAAGCGAGAAGATGGCTCTCAGATTGGCGAGAGCCATGAAGCCGATCTTGATGTAGCCCCAGATGGCAGCGATCATGCCGCCGCGACCTTCTTCGCCGCGATCACAAGAGCCGTGATGAGCTGGACCGCTTCGTCAAGCGAGAGATCTTTCCCTTCTTCCACGATCTCGCCAAAGCCCGTGAAGCCCTTAATCAAGACACTCTGCTTTTGCAGAAGGTCCATCACGACAGCCGTGTCAGCGAAGTCGATCTTCCCATCTTTCATGGCGGCCTTGCCGGCCATCGCCACAAGCTCTAATGCTGCGACAAGCTCCATGATCTGCTGAGTACCTTTGCTCTCTGCCATCTGCCTTCTCCTTGGTTACTTGGACTTATCCGTGGTCTGCTTTAGGATCCCTTTGAGTTCGGCGAGCATCTCTCTGAGGCGTGCGATCTCTTCAAAGATCCGTGAGTCGAGGTGCTCGTGCTTGGTGCGGATCTCGGCTTGGCCGACCTTGAGGGCGTCGATCTGGGATTGCTTGGCTTCAGATCTCTGCTCATCGACCTTTTCGATGTAGTTCACACGGCCTTCCAGCCTGATCAGCCAGATGACCCCACCGAGAGCCGGAAGGCCGAGCGTGACCAGGAGTCCGAGAGTTTGTTGATCCACGCATACCCTTCCGAGACTCCTACCGAGAGACCCCTGCTTTCTGTTCTACCGATCGCCTACGGGAGCTTTCCAACTACCTTTGGACATTCAGCCTTTGAGCACTTCAGGCCAGACAGCCTTGAGTTCCTCGGGTGTTTTCGCAGTGAAGATCCTTGGATCCTCGGTTGCGTTCCGGAGCGCCGCCTTCTTGTCCGCAATTTGCTTCTTCTTGGCGTTATCGCCGACCTCGTCAGCCCGCAGGTATTCTTCGTCAAGCTTAGCCAAGATTGGGGCGCGGGCTTCCCGGATCTTCTGCTGCCAGATCTCAACCGCTTTCGGCATGTCGCAACCGACTGTCGGGCCGGTCTGCCGCCAAGCGTTTCGAAAGGTCCGGTCGCTTGGAACAGCCGTGTGCTCAACAACCTGCACGCTGGCTGCATTCGCCGGGACGTCCTTTGCGAGCGCCCTTTGCAGAGCTTGCTCTGCGGTAAAGTCTTTCGGGTCGTCGCGGCTTATTACTGGCACACAGACTGAGAGACCGCCATCGGGGCGCGTGTAAATGATCACCTTGGCCATCACTGATCTCCAAACGCGATAAAGCTCATAAAGTTGACATCGGCCGCAGTGTTGTCGTGCCTAAAGCCCCTGAGCGGAATGGTGCTCCCACTCAAGGAACCTGCGACGCCGGCCACGCAAGCGAAGTGACTGACGGCACTAGGCTCGTTGGTGGCAACCGCAACCGAGTAGTTCCCGTTTGAAAAGTTGGTAGTGAGATTCACCGTGTAGATTCCAACCCCGCCGTCGGTGATGGACGAGACGTTGAAGGATCCAGAGACAATCGTGGGCGTGCCTGCAGTCCCATCAAACGAGCCCCACACCTTGGCAGCGGACTGGTGAAACTTCTGACGCCCAGGGGTGACGACTCGATTGGTGGCGGATCCCGCCTCTTGCTCAGCCTGGCTTGCGGCGGCTCCGGCAATGATGTTCTCGACCGTTGCCTTATTCAGCGCCGACTCGCTCGTGTCATGAATGAGCAGTGTGTCGTCGGTCGCAACCGAAGTCTCGGCCGTGTGTCCCGTGACGGCAGTGGCCGCGAGCTTCGAGTTGGTGATCGCACCATCGGCAACTGAACCGAAGTCCATCGCCGACCAATCATCGGGTGCCGCATCCGTGTCAGCGGCGAGCTGAAAGCCCGTCCCGGCTGCGGACAGCGCCTTGCTCGTCGCGCCCATGATCGTGTCGGTCCCGGCGCGATTCACCGTCAGCGTATTTCCTGCGGTTTTGAGCAGGAATGCGATGTTGAACGGGGGCGTGAGGCCTGACATCTGAGGCAGCGTCACCGAGATCGCACCACCCGAGGTGTCGAAGACAAAGAGCTTTCCGTTGTCGGAACTCGTAATCGTCACAGGCGAGTCGGCCGACGTCTTGTAGACCACATCTCGGAAGAAAGCTGAGTTCAGCTGAGATGCTGCCGAAGCAGCGCTTGCGGCTGCGTCCTGAGCGTACTTCTTCGCCGAATACTCCGCATTGTCGACGGTACCCGAGGTGTAGTTCGCCCAGTCTTTTGCAGATCCGCCGCTTGCGGCCCCTCGGGTCTGCGTGCCCTTAGCCCATTCCTTGGCTGAGTAGTCGGAGCCATCGACCGTGGCCGTGGTCTTGGTTGCCCAGTCTTTGGCGTTACCAGCGGACGGCCCGCCGGTACCACCGATTGCGTGAGCCTTGGCAGACCACTCTGCGCCTTCGACTGCCGCGGAAGTCTTTGACGCCCAGTCAGACGAGAGTGTCGCCGAGGTTGCTGCATTCGTGGCCGATGTCGAAGCGTTGTTGGCATACGTCTGAGCGTTGGAGATCTCCGTCGCCGTAGGCCATGTGCTCGCAGCAGCCCAGCCCGTGCCGTCAGTATTGGTCGTCGGACATTTGCTCGCGGCCCCCACAACACCAGTCGGCAACACCGGATCAAAGCTCGATGAGGTGTACGTCTCGGGCAGCCTGACGGATCGGTTGATCTCATCTTGCTGCTGCTGATCGATCATCACCTCTTTGTCGAACTCATCCTCATGACTCTCGGGATAGAACTCGCCCTGGTTTCGGATGTCGGTCTCTTGCTTGAGAGACCGCACGCGGCGAATGACGATGACATAGCCAGTTTTGAGATCGCCATCGGCATCAAGCCAACTTTGGCCAGAGTTGACCAAGACCACGGTCCCACCGCTTGGCTCGCCTGCTCCCGTGACCGTGTAGTCGGTCGTGAGAGTCAGCGTGGTTTCAACCGGCGGGGTGGCGTTTGATCTGACGGTGACCCGAAGGTCAGAGTCCGAAAAGATCGGGAAGGTATAGGAGTAGGTGTCGACGGCACCATTCCCCGTGTAGCTCACGCGACTCGTCGTGGACGTCAATGACATCTAGATTTTCCCCTATAGAACGCATCCTATAGGGGGTTCTCAAAACACCCGAGAATCGGGGCTATCTATTGGGCCCCCCAGCCTTGCCAGTGACTAGACCTCTGGCGAAGTCGACTGGTCCCGTGGGCTCAGCCTTTCCTTCGCTCACATCGGCGAGGTATCCCAAGGGTTTTCCAAGAGGTGCGACGGGTACCCCAGAGAGCATGCCCACAGCCGTCAAGGTGTCACGGATGGCGCGCTTCTTTGAGCCCTCACCTTCGACCGCCTTATAGACCGAGTATGGTGCCGACGTCGTACTCTCAAGCATCGAGATCGCAGGCGATGTTGAGATCCGGTCGTCATACTGCTTGTCGTTGAAGCGATTCACGGCTGCGTTTACGAGCGGCCCCACCGCAGGAACCAAAGCCGTGGCCGTTCGGTATTGGCTTCCGAAGAACATCGACATCAGATCATCCAGGTACTCGTCGTCATCGTCTTCGTCGATCCCGCCAGCCATGGCTTTGACGATCAACTCCGACAGGAACGCCGGGATCGCAAATCCGAAGACGTAGACGTAGAGCAGTCTTCCCATACCCTTCTTCAACCCCAGATCCCGCTGCACCTTAACGAACTCGGTGCCGTAGAGGTTTGCGAGCATGTTGAAGTAGGAATAGAACATGGTGAAGAGCCGGAAGAATGGTGCCCCCGTCTCGAGACGTGAGACGTCCTCAGGATTCATCGAGCCTTGCGTTTGTCTCACCGCTGCGTCGGCAGCTCTGACGGCGTCCTTCTCGGAGCCCCCTTCTTCAATCGCCTGCTCGTAGGCCCCGATCCAGACCACCTGATCGACCACGTTCTGTGTTCCGGTCTGAAGGAAGTACCCGTGCTTTTGGGTGAACGCCCGAAGCTCCTCGTACTTTGAGGGGTTGAGCAGGATGTCATCAATGTGCATCTGGATCTCTTGAGCACTCGAGCCAAGCCGGGTCTGCATCATCTCGGACTTCTCCGAGATCATCTCGGCCGTTGCTTGGGGTGCTTTCACATAGGCCCAGAGAGCGTTTCTCAAATGCCTCGGCTTCACCTTAACCGCGGCGACCGATACGCCCGTGAGCTGCTGCATGGCGTTTGTCACACCTGCGAACATGACGTTCAGGCCCGCGCGGGTGCGAATGGCCTTTGCCACCCGGTCGACGAACTTCCCGCCCTTGCCTTGCATTTGTCCCGTGACCTTCTGCTGGGCCGTGCGCTGAAGCCAGGGCGTGAGCATGTCGCTTGCCACGCCTGGGTCGAACTCGTTGAGCTTGGCTCTGACACCACGGTCGGTGACGATGCGAGCTGCGTCCTTGACTGCGGGCTCGATGTGAACGAAGCGCAGGACCTTGTCGATGTGCATCGGGACCAAGGAGAGATCGAGAGAGAGGGCCGCTCGGTAGTTCTCCACCCGTGACTTCGTGAAGCCGCGGCCCGTGGTCGGGAACATGAAGGAGTTTCCGCCCTGCTCGAGGGCCTCTCTCTCTCGATGCAGCTCCTGGTCCTGGACCAGAAACGGGTCAGTCACCGCAGGGAAGTAGCCCCCCCGGTACACTCCAAACGGTGTGACCACTTCTTGAGCTGTAACCTCGTTGAAATAGTAGCCGTACATGCGCTTGTGGGCGCGCTGTGCCTCGGGCTTGATCGAATCCATCAGATCCCACACGCCCTGCACGAAGTCCCAATCGGCTTTAGTCAAGACACCTTCGCGGTGCAATCGCGCAATGAACTGGTTCCATCTTCCGCGGTAGACCATGCCCTCAGCGTCGAGCGCACCCCAGCCGCGTCCCATCAAGAGCTTGTCGAAGTTGGAGTCGTTACCGGTATGCAGGAGAGCCCCTAGAAGCTCGCGCTTCCCGCCGAAGGTGTAGCCCAGCTCGGGTGCCTGGATGGGTTTCTGGTCGATCGACTTCTCGATGGGTTTGACGATGTCGTTCAGGTACTTCTCCAGTACCTCACGCTTTGCAATGCGGTATCGGTTGGCAGCCTCAAGCACTGGTTCGACGATGTAGCGGGTGAATACACCTCGGCCGCCGTCGATGGCTTCTGCCCAGTGTTCAACTCTTCGTCCCGAAGCTCGGGCGCCGAGGAGCTGAACCTTCGTCTTATCCCACTCGGTCGCGGCCCGGTCGTAACCTGCGCGGTTGCCGGGCTTTGAGACTTCTTCCAGGCGGACCGTCAATTCTTCTTTGACCTCTTCCCTGTCGCGCATGACGCCATCGATCTCCATCTGGCGGACACTCTTCGACAGCTCCCAAATGGCAGAGACGGTGTCATCCATCGCCACGAAGTCGTCGTAGGACACCTCTTTGTAGGGCCCAGCTCTCTCCGTGCCTGACTGGATCAAGGCCTCAAGCGTTGCATGCGTCTCGGGGTCGTAGAGGCGGACTTGCTCGAGGTACTGAGCTGCGGTCCTCTCGGCCTTCCCAATCCCGAATTGCGAAAGGATCGCGCGTGCGGCGTTCACGAGATCCACGTCGCGGCTCTTGGCGAGAGCCTCGTCTTTCTTCGCAAGGCGCTTGTAGAACTCAAGCCGCTTCTCGACCATCTCCTGGGCTGCCACCGCTGCTCGATACAGCTCGTGGTTTAATAGCTCGCGGCGCTTTGCCTCGAATGCGCCCTCAATGTCACCTTGGGTGAGGAGCCTTGCTGCCTCGTTTGCGGCCTTCACCTCAGCGCGCTCGAAGACATAGGGTTTTATCTCGCGGACCTTCTTTCCACCGATCAGGGCCTGGGCCTGCTCGCGCACAGCCTTCTCGGTGGGCACCCTTCGCGCAACCTTGCGCATGACCTTCTTGAGTCCAGGTAGGTTGTGCTTGGCCAAAAACTCCAGCTCCATGCGGAGAAGCTTTGCGCGAGAGTCGTTGTGAATGCTCTCGAGCGCTGCTTGGGAGAGCCCCTGCTGGAGAAGACCCGGGTACTTGTCCTGGATCTCAGCCTCAACTTCGCGCTCGACCACGACGTCGATCTCTTCGACTTTGGTGAGCGCTTGCATCATCTCATCGCCCGTCTGGAAACCAAGAAGGTCAGCTGCGATGTTGAAGTCGATCCCGCCCTTAGCGGACACGATCTTCTTCGGAAGGGCCTTTATGAAGTCCTTGTCATAGGCTGTCAGGAGCGAACTCTTTGAGAGCTTAAAGTCCTTCCCCTCAAGGATGGAGCCGTCAGCCGACTTGAGCCCGTTTCTCAGGGCATCGAGCGCGCGGTACACCGGGAGCTTCTCGAGCTGCATGGTTATGCTCTCTCTGATGATCTCCTTCTTCTGCTCGATGAACTCCGACTTCTCTCGCTCAAAGTCGGCCATGAGCTTGGCATCGAGCTTCTCTTTGGCAGCGAGTCTCGCCTCGTCCATCATCGACTGGTATTCGAGGAACTGCTCCTCGGTGAGCCCAAGCGCCTTCGCCTCATTTACGAGCGGCTTCATGTTCCGCTCGCGCTCCATGGCTGCGATCTCTTCATCAGTCGCAAGGAGCCGATCCATCACGCCGCGAACATCGTCAGAGAGTGGGACGTTGAGGTTTCGAATCGAGCGATAGACCGACGTCAGCCACACCTTGAACTTGGCAAAGAGCTTTCTGAGCTTCTGCGAAGGGGCGCGCCCCTCCATGAAGTAGGCCTCAATGCCGCGGGCAAACTGCTCATGGTGCTCGGTTTGAATGGCGGCTTTCACAGCCTCCATTCCGTCCCTGGCGCGCGCTCCCACACCGAACCACTCAAGAATCGTGTCGAGATCCCTTGAGAGCTGCTCAGGCACCCCAGGGGTGGTGGCATCTTCAATGAGCTCCTCAAGCCACAAGTGCCCTGACTCATGGATGAGGGTCGATTTATTCTTGTGCTGGAAGAGGTCGATGATCGCCTTGGTGGAGAGAAAACGAATGCGACCACGGGCTTGCTCTGTAGCCCCTTGAAAATACTGGGTTCCTCCGCCTTCATTGCTGCCTTCACCAGAATCGTTTATACTGGGCTTGCCGGACGGAAGAGCAGAAAGGTCTGCTGCCCCTTGAGAGCTCGCTCTCTCGGTTATGAGGAACTGGCCGCCCTCGCGTTCGGCTTTTCTTACCCTTCGATTGAACTCCTTTTCATCAATCTGATACCAGTGAACAACCTCATGGTTGCTCTTCTCGCCGTTGATCTCGATGACAGAGATCTTGGCGTTGCCGTTCTTCTTGATGAATGTCCAATAGTTCGGTTTCGTTGTCGGCTTGCTCTGAAGAATGTGCGTTGGTGAGTAAAGTGCTTCGCGCAAGACCTTGGCACTCTCCCCTTTGGGGATCTCAGGATGGCGCACCCGGTTTTTTTTTGCGATGTTCTCTTTGACCACGACAGGCTTGTCTTCAGCCCCAAGTCTCTCAAGCTCTGATGCGTTCAGCCTCGGGAAGAATCGATCCCCTTTCCCCTCCGGAGATTCTAAGTGTTCGTTCTCTTCCTGTAGAATCTTGGGATCAATGGGCTGCTCAAAGCTCTGGGCCACCTCGTTCGCGTCGACTGCTTCCGAAGCGTCCGCCTGCCGGATCTCGATCTCGCGCGATTGAAAGAGTGAGAGCGGATCCTCACCTTTGCCCCTGCGCTCAGCTCGAGCTCGAGCACGCTCGGCAAAGACCGTGGCCATCTCGGGCGTCTCACCAGCTTGGGTCAGCTGCTCTCGGAATCTGGCTTCGACCTCTCCGGAGGTATCGGCTTTTTTCTCTTGTCCCTGGCTCTCGGCTTCTTCCTGGGCCTTTTGAAGCTCGGCCTTTGCTTCTTCATCAACGACCTTCTGTTCGTTGGCTGTCAGTTCTTCCGGATGAAATTTGATGTCATTGGCCAGGCCCTGGTAGTGCTCAGTGCCCACGACCTTCTCAGCCCACAGCCCGAGCGGGATCTCTAGCGGAGATCCGGTTTCCTTGGACTCCTCGTACTGGGTCAGAATCCCCAGTTCGCCTGAGACTGCGACGACATCGACGCCCTTCTTCTGGAAATACTCGTCAAAGGCCTCAACGGGGATATAGACGTTCTCGACGCCTGACCCTTGAGTGATCTGCTCAACCAACTGGCGTTTGGCTTCAGGCAGCCGCTCGCGAAGCTTCATGCTCTCGGCGGTCTTTCCGAGAGCGAGGTAGAACTCCTGGTTGAGCTGCGTCTGCCGTGCTTTTCGCACCTTTGCGTAGCCTGCTCCAGCGCCTGACGGAGCGGTCATCACCCCGCCCGAGAAAGCTCCCACGATGCCGGCGTCCAGCGCTCGCTGACCAATGCCGTTCAAAGCGTCAGGATTGACGTCGGTGATGTAGTCGGAGAGATCTTGAGCGACCGAGGTCACGGCCTCTTCGTTACCCTCGGCGATCATCGAGTAGGCGAATTGCTTTGAGAACTCGCCGATCACCTGCCGGGTCACAGCTTTCCCGTGCTGGCGCTCCATGGCCTTGGCCCACGACTTCAGGATCCCGAAGGTGCCCACGTATTCAAAGCCAGCTTCGGCAGTCCCGTGGATGACGGCGTTGGTGAGTGCCTGCTCACGGGTCGCCCCTGCCTCTAGACTTCGCTTCTGGGTCTCGGCAGCAGTCGTTGCTGCGGCAAAGCCCACGCCGAGAGCCGGGTTCAGAAGAGAGCCTGCGATAATCGCCGCTTGGTTTGGAGCATTGGCCACGAACTGAACAGCGAGGATTCGCCCGGCTCTGGCGTAGTTCTTCCGCCCGATCTCCTCCGTGATGCTCTGATCCATCTCAGGCACCTTGAACTCATCGGCCCTCTTGTCGAGAGAGGTCGAGATCGGGTTGTACATGTGCCGTCTGGAGACCTCTTCGTCGAACTTCTTGAGGTCGCGATTGAGCTCCGGGTACCGGCCAGTCACATCGGACTTCGGCACCATGGCGCCAGAGAGATCTTCCATGAAGCCAGGGACGCGAGCCGAGCTTGCTCCCATGCGCGCCAGGCCCGATTGCAGCGCCCGGTACATGGTGGACATGAGCCCATGGTCCTGAACCTTCTCCTCCAGCTCCTGGGCTTTCGTGACCTCGTCTTTTACGAGGGCCGCGTTGTCGGGGTTCTCCATGAATCTCGCGACCCCGGGCGACTTGCGCCGGAGCTCCGCGGGATCGACGTCGAATGAGAACTTCTGGCTCAAGTCGTCGAAGTTCCGCTCGACCACCTCAGCTGGAAGCTTAGCTCGTTTCGATAGCTCAAGCACACGCGCGCGCCGATCTGGCTCAGCTTTCGCCGCGACGTGAAGTGACGCCTTGAGCTGCTGGTCTTGTTCTTGAGACATCCCGTCGATGACCTCATCATACGGATCAGCCGCCATGGGCTCCTCTGAAGCCGGGGCCTGGGATGCTTCAAGGCTGTCGATGATGTCGTCGTATTGGTCAGTTGCCACGCTTCTTCTCTTGGCTCTTTTGGTAGACGTTGAAGATCATCTCGGGCGTGGGCCTCATGCCGCGAGATCTGAGCTTGCTCTCGATGACCTTGCGCTCTTCTTCGGGCACCTCTTCGTCGACCTCAAAGCCCGCTCGCTTCGTGTCCCAGAACCAGCCCTTGTGAGTGACCTGCTTGATCAAAAGCCGATCGGCAATCTTCTGAGCCTCTTCGGTCGAGACCTTCTTCCCGGTCTGCGCCTGATGCAGCCGGATCTCGTCATCAACCGCCTTGTGGAACTTGTTCAGCTTCTCGGCTTCCTTATCGGTCTTGGGATTGGCACTGAAGCCTGCGGCCTCAAAGGCCTCATCGACGACTTGCTTCGTGGACCGGAAGCCATTGAGCACCTCATCGGCCTTGCTGTCTTTGTTCCTCAAAGAGGTCTGAAGCTGGATCAGCTCATGAAGATCTGAACCTGCGACAGTTGGCTTGTAGATCATGAGGTTCGTTTCCAGGAACTTTGCCTGAAGTTCCGGAGTCGCAGCCATTTGCTTGAGGTTGTAGTAGTCAGGGCTGTTTCGCTCGGGCTCAATCCCGCGGCGAAGGTTGTCGGCATAGTCTCTGAGAGCCTTCCTGTGACCAGCAGACAGGGAAGCCATCACTCCCGGCGGGACCTTGTCGAGGTCTCCTTTGGATTGCTCAAGGACCAGGGCCCAGCGCTCATAGAGCTTGTCTTGGCCTAGGCGCTGCGCACGCTCCTCGGCGCCCGCCCGATGTTCCAGCCTCCGCTCGGTTTCATCTCGGACCTTCGGGTCTTCGATCCCGCGGGCGAGCTTCATCGCAGCAGTGAGATTCCCACCGGCTTTCTGCCACAGGGCGTCCGCCTGGCGCTGGCTCTCGCCTCGAATGGATCCTTCTTCCAGGGCCTTCTCTACGGCTTGGGCATGCTTGCCAGTGAGGCCCTCGCGGTTGGCTTCGAAGTAACGCTTGGCTGCAAGGTCCTGGCCTTGTGTCAGCATGCGCTGGATGACGCCTGTGTGGGTTTCGCTCTCAGCCTCTTGCATGAGGAGCTTCTCGCCATCCGTCGAGAGCCCTTGTCGACCTGCATAGGAGGTCAAAAGAACACGCTGCATGGCGATCGATTCTTGGATCTTCTTCGGATCCGTGAAGTTCAGGAGCGCATTCTCGCGGGCTGCTGCGAGACCCGATTTGGTAGTTTCCTCATCAAAGGCCTTGCTCTCGGCATAGACGTGCCTTTGAAGATGGGTATCCAGCTCCTGACGCTCTTTGGCTCGGATCCGACGGAAGAGCGCTTTTTGATCCTCGTTCGCCAAGCCCTCTTCGATCTCGTCGGCGAGCTGATCGAACTTGGTCCCGAACTCCTCGACGACCCCAAAGGCGTTTTTGCCTTTCCTCGTCATTGCTCCGGTTTCAGGATTGTAGACGAGGTCGTTCTTCTTCTTGGAGAGATCCGACCACGCGCCCGTAGCAGCCACGTCATTGGCGTTTCGCTTCTCTTCTTCGACGAGTTTGATGAGAGTGCCGCCAGTCTTCTGGACTGCGTTGGAGAACCCGGCAAGCGCATCACCCCCACCGAATGCTGCAAGCGGGGCGTCGCCTGCGACCTTCACTCCTGGGAGTGCGCGCTCTTCAACCTGAGGGAGCGTAGGAACTCTTGGCATCGATCACCCCTCCGCTTCGTGGCCGGTGTCTCGCCCGTAACGACGAGACGGCGCGCTGTTTCTTGCCCGCATGCCCTCAAGCCCCCAGTTGGCCGCCTGGATCCCACCGGTGAGCAGCGTCATGCGGGCGTTGTTGTCGGCCCCCAGCTGACCCATCCGAGCCTGGCCTAGGCCCTGAGACGCCTGTACCCGGTAGCCCCAGGCTTCACGCCAGGCGTTATTACGGATGGTCATCATGTCCTCGGCGCCCGCTGCTGCGATGTCCTCTTGGGATGCCGCGGCTGAGCCCGTGTTGACGTCTATTCCCTGTGCCGCGAGAGCTGCACGCTGGCCCCCGATGGCGCCTCGGACCTGCTGCCCGTAACGGCTGGCAGCCCGGTCCCCGCGCTTGAGCGCATCGTCAGACTGCATGCCTGCAAACTCGGCCTGCGCCTCAGCTTGACGAACCGCGTAGTCGCCTTGAGCGCGCTGTGCCTCCGCCTGCTGGCTTGCGCTGAACATGCTCATGGCGCCCATGCCTGCGTATGCTCCCATCCCCATCTGTTTCTCTCCTCACTTGAACGGGAAGGATCCCTCGGGTTGAACGGCCAGAACTGTCACAGGAAGCGGGTCGACCTGTCGTAGAAAGACACGCCCGTTGGAGTTCCACTCAGGCCTGATCGGGATCTCGACGACTTCAGATGCGAGTGCGACCGGATCGTCATATGACTCGTCGTTTCTGATCTGGAGCTCGTTGAGATCCTCAAGCGGGTCATCATCGTCATCTGACGGCGGTTTGGGTCCGGCCCAGAGCCCTCGGGTCTTGTCCACGCGAGCGTAGACCTTGTGCACAACGCGCTTCTTGCCGGCGATCGACTGGCCCTCAGGGGTGTCGATGTCGAGTGTTTCGAGATCCGAAATGTACGGAATCCCAATGTGGATCACGCCGTAACAGCGATCGAGTGTGATCGTGCCGTTGGTTACGGTCTGCGTCTCATAGGCCTCGTTGTTGGGGCTTGCCACGACAAAGCCGTCGGCAAGAATGGAGACTGCTTCGCCCTCGAGATGCCACAGCCCCGTGATCTGATCCACGGCGCGAGCCCAGTCTGAGATTGCGACTGACTGCATACCGGACGGAACGGTCCTGTGCGGGCGCCCTCGGACCACGGTGCCCGAGACGTAGGTGTCGATTGTGAGGCGGATGATCGTGCCATCAGCACCCGTGAGATGGATCTGGTTCCCAACGTCACTTGACGTGAAGTAGCTCGTACTCGACGTGAGTGTAACAGTCGAAGTGTAGAGCCAGCCACCGCCCGAATACTCCGACATGGTCATCGTGTGGGACGTAGAGGTGTTGCGACCATCGTAGGTGAGAGCGGCATCCATGAAAACTGCGTCCTTAATGTCCTCGATGAAGCGCGTTTCCATGCGTTCGATGTAGCGCTTGGTGGCGCCATTGATCGTGCGGTTGATGATCAGATAAAGGGCATCTTCCGTCCCTTCAGGAACGGCGCAGACGCTCTCAACCAGGCCATCAAAGTCGTGCTTGTGCCAGGCCGTGATCTGCTGCTCTCGCACGTAGGTCAGCCCAAGCAGAGTTCCGTCGTCTCGCACCATCCAGACAATCGAGTTTGGCGTCCGCTGATACGTCCAGTCGTCGATCGTCTTCCCCTCGACGAGATGAGTCGAGTAGGTGGTGAGATCATTTCCCCGGACGCCATCGACCTGCTGAGCGAGCAGATCGCGAACAGTGGATCCGCGGTCCTGAACGTAGAGAGCCGTCTCGTTGATCACGATCGGCTGAAGGTTCGACGCTCCGTTATATGAGAGCTGCTTGCGGTTGATCTCAGTCGGCGTGATGACGCCTGCGTTGTTGCCCTCAAGCCAATGCTCTCCACCTTTGGTGAGAACGAAAGGCTTCTCAAGCTCAAGAATGTGGCGGACCTCGTTCACCTGGCGGCCGACAATGTCGAAGGTGATCGCATCGCCATCTGTTGCAGGTGTACTCGCCGAGAAGTTTTTGAAGTATCCAGAGCGTGATGCCCACACCCGCTCAGGATCGTTATCTGAGTTGGCAAAGGTCAGCCGCTGCTGGATGTAGCTCACCGTGGAGGGGTAGTTCCCAGATGTGGCAAAGACTGTCCTATCCGTCGGCGGCCGGACCTCGGTGTCGGGGGTCACCCCTGAATCGATGAAGGTGATGACGCCTGCGAGCACATGCTGCTTGTCCTGACCAGCAAAGCCAATGAAGCCATAAGCTCCAGAACTGGTACGCCGGTAGACATTGAAACCCAATGCGCCAGACACCGTATCCCACGTGAGCGTGATCGGCGAGCCCGAGCTTGGGGCAGCGTTGGCCGTAGCTGTCGGATCCACACCAAGACTCTCTTCGCCAGTCGTGGAGTCGATGGTCGTGATGATCCACTTGGCGGCAGTACCAGACGCAACGGAGACCGTCACGGTTCCGACGTTGCTGACTGCCGGAGAGAATGTGATCGCCGTCAGCGTCCAGCTCGTGTGCCCCGATCTCGTCAGCTCCCGCGGGGCGTAGTTGGGATGAGCAATCGTGATGACGTCCGCGGATTGAACGAAGTGCAGATCAAAGATGTCTGCTTCCGCGTAGGGAGTTGAAAGCGTGTAGACCTCAGCGACCGTGCCGCCTGAGGTGTAGGCGCCAAAGGACGTAGAGTTGACGGCGGTCCCGTCCATGTACTTGAGCGAGAAGGTGTTCGCGCCCGTGTTGACGTTGGCGACCTTGAAGTTGCGGCCGTTGAGATACGTGCCGATCGCCCCTGTGATGCCCGAGATATACACCTCGTCATCGTTGGCATAGGTGTCCGAGCCCGAATAGGTTACGACACAAGGGTTGGCGTTAGTGATCGCAGTAATGTTCTGTGCAGTCAGCATGACCTGAGCGCCATTGCGGTGGACCCGCATGTACATATTCCCGAACTCGAGAACATACGTCTGGTCATTGTTGAAAACGAACGGGATCAGCCGCACAGGGCCGCCGTCAGAGTCATTCACTTCGCCAACGAAGCTCGTCCCAGGGCGATTGGTGGCACCCCCTGACTTCATAACCATGAAGTTCCGGCAGGTCTTTAGCCCCGATGCATACTTGACATTGTCAACGCGAGCCTGCACCGCTGGTGCAATCTCACCTGCTGCAAAGGATCTCTGAGAGAGGACTGCCATTTACTCCCTCGCCCGGATGTATTCGGCATCAGGCGCCTGCCCTGGTGACTCTTCGTTCACCGCATTCACCTCAGCCTTTGAAATCTCGTAGAGATAGTTGTTGAAACAGGTCGCTGCAATCTTCTGGAAGTCCGCCCCTGAGACCCTGGGCGCGATGAAGGTCGCAAGCCGATAAGAGAAGGCGATCACGAAGTCTTGCGTATAGATCAGCGGGTTCTCAGCCAGCAATGTGTACTCGGCCTGGGCGTCATCCTGATCCGTGAAAATGATGAGCCCATCGGCATCATCTTGCGCCAGCTTATAGGAGATCCGAGTTGCCTGGGTGTCGGGGTACGTCCCGCTCAGGATCCTTCTCAGGAGAACACAGTCGGACGGATACCGATACGAGTAGGACCAATCATCGTTGGGGTCCTCCTCAACCAGCACGAGATCAGCAATTTTGGTTGCAAACGGCCACGGGAAGTCACGAAGAGTCGCCTTGAGCGCGATGTCGTAGAACCTACGGCAGACGAGAGCGTTCTCGCCTCGGTCAGTATCAAGGTTTGAGATCTCTTTGCCATTCCCAAGATGAAACAGAGCCAGGTTCGCGATCTCGGTCTTTGATGCCACGATCAATGCTCCTCATCGAAAGAAAGCGCCGGGCGAAAAACACCCGGCGCGAGACCCCCCTCAGATCACTTCATCCATTGCTTCCGATGGCCCTATGCGGCCCGACTTGAGGTTTCGCTGAACCTCATTGAGCGACTGCTGAGCCGTCGACACCTTCGTCGGCGTGTTCTTTGCGACTTTCTCCATCCATCGAGTCGAGAACTGCTCCTCCGGTGTAAAGAGATGCTCAACGAGCTTCTCTTGTCCGGTGTCCTCGTTTCGGATGCGCTTGTGCCCCTTGATAGGGACAAGCTCGAAGACGTCGCCTTCTCTCCTGCGAAGGTGGTTGTAATAGCCGTTCTGAAGTGCCCTGACTTTCATGTCTCAAGACTCCTGTGAATTAGCTGACAGTGAATCCGTCAGCGTAGATTGCGCGAGCTTCCGACATCGAGACCGGCTGAAGGTACGCCGACACCGTCACGCTAGGGGTGGTGCCGCCCACGTTGAAGTAGGCACCCACATAGCGCTTGGTGATCGCGCCCTTAGGGATCGCGATGTGGTGGACCGAACCAGCCGTCAGGTTCGCGTAGCCAATCGAGCGCGCAACAAGGATGTCGGGCGACGAGAGGTTGGCGTTTGCCGACTGGATGAACTGAAACTCGTAGGTTTCATCGGTCGTGGTTCCGTCTGCGGCAACCTCGACACAGATGACGAGTTCCATGGGCTCACCGTTGCCGACGTCGTTCTTCGGCGTCACGTTGCCCAGGTCGATGGTGTTGGTGGATGCAGCGTCGGCCGTAACCGCCTGCGAATCCGAAAGCTGAAGATATGCGTCCATGAACATATTGGTTTCTCCTTTTCTTTCGTTAGGGGTTAGCTGACAGCCGCTTCGGTCTCAGTCAGTGCGTCGCAGATCCGGATCGGGATGCCGCGGAACGAAGCCACGCGCTTGCCGTCGACTTCGGCATAGGTGAGTCCACCAGTGACGACGTCTTCGCGGCGCTGGATGTCCAGCATCTGGAAGCAGGTCCGGTTCATGTAGAACACGGGCTTGCACATGTTGAGCGACGGGATCCGGTGCGTGGCCTTGATCATGAGGTTCACAAGGTCAGCAGCCGAAGAGTTCGCAACGAGGTTCGAGACGTCGATGTTCGGGATCCGAACAACGTATCTCCAATCCTTGAGCGCAATGCCGGCGTTCCACACGAAGCGCTCTTGGTAGGCGCGCATGCGGTTGCCAGCGACTCCAGCGGTCACTTCCACGGTGACTTCGTTGTAGTCGTTGTGCTCAAGGCCCGCCTTGGAGCCTTTCGGGAAGATGCCCGAGATCGTGTTCTCTCCCCAGCCGACGAGCCAGATCGAGGAGTTGTCGGAGCCAGAGCCCGAACCGGTGATCACGTTCTGTGCGTTGGTCGCACCCGAGATCGCCGAGTAGCGGGGAGCCAGTCCCGTGAACTCCTCAGGAGCCGTGCCAGAGTTTCCGTAGAAGAGGGTGGATGCCATCTCCTGGTTCATCGCCTCAATGAACGCCTTAGCTTCCGATGCCCGGAACTCACCGACGTTGCCGTTGAGCTTCGCCAAGGCGACATCGACTTCCGACCACGCTTCCAGAATCCCGCACTGCTCGTCGATCTGAGCCGTGGTCGACTTGGAAGGAGTCACGCCGCCGTTGAGCAAGCGCCATGCAACGGTGGGCAGGCCCGTGCGAACGGTTGTGCGGTGACCGGTCGGCAGGTTGCCTTGCAGCCACAGCATGTCGAGAAGGATCTCGTTGGTCTGCGAGAGCAGTTCAACGATCGAGGGAACTTTGCCATCCGGGTCGAGCCTTTTCGCCCAGTCGGCAAGAGTGAGAGCACTCGTAGAGAGAGTTGCCATTTGTTACTCCTGGCCCCTAGTTATGGGGCAAAGAAAAAGGGTTGTTATTCGTTGCTTCCATAGAGAACTTCGGCGATGGTCCTTGCCTTCGTTGGGGCTTGGCCCGTCGGAATGATCAGTTGGTCCTCGCCCATCGCTCTCCCGATCCTGACAAACGCCTTCAAGAGGCCCGGGTGGTTGCCGTAACCTGAGATCTCCAAGTCCTTCATGAAGTCTTCGGTGGCGAACTTCTTGAGAACGCGATGAGCAAGCTCCACGTTCTTCGTAAACTCCGCTCCGCCGATCTCCGTGTCGGCCTTGGCCATCTCCGGCCACTTCTTCTCAACCAGATCCGTGTGTTCCTTCTGAAGCTCGGACAGGTACGTCGCCCTTGATTGGCTCTCGCGATTCACCTCAGCTTGGGCCTGCTCATTGGTGAGTCCTCGCGCCTTTGCTTCGGCAGCGATCCTCTCCAGCTCGGCTGGCTTTAGGTGTGATCCATCGGGAAGCTTCAAGTCGTACTTCTCAGGTACGCCTTGCGTGCTTTCCGGCTTTGCCTCAGGGGCTTGCTGGGTGGTGGTCGTGTCGGGCTTTGCCGCCTCTTGAGCTGGCGTCTGAGGAGCGACCTCAGGTGCCGGCGTCTGGGGGGTTGCAGTTTCCGACGTCCCTGCTGGAGTTGTATCTTGCGCAGGTTGAGTCACTTCCTCAGCCATTTCTAATTTCTCCTCTGTTCTCTTTCATCATTTGCAGGAACCCCTCTTCAGACGCCTTGGCGATCTCGGCCATGAGCCAGTGACCGATGTCTTGTTGGCCGGCGTTGAAGTGGATTCGCGCGCTGTTTTCCCAAACGGATCCAAAGACGTTGCACTTGGCGAGAGCACGCCAGGCAAAGCGGCGGAACTCCGGCTGAGCCATCAGGACCTTCAGATCCTCAACCTCTCGCTCACGCAGAAGCTTTTGGTTAAAGACAGCGTCTTTGACCTGCTGTTCGTCGGCGGCGTTCTTGACGGCACTCTTCATGCGCCCTCCACCAACTGGCCCGCTTGAGATTGATCAATAAGCCGCGAGAGAGCGCTGTCAGATCCCATGTCAGTCTGTGACAGATTCTTTGCAGCCACGGCGGCCTGAGATACCTGCTCGACCTGAGCGGCCTGTGCGGCTTCGCGAGCGCGCCCAGCTCTGATCTCCTCGACCTTGTCGTCAGACCGCACGATCTTGGGGCTCACGCCCACTGCATCGCCGTAGTCGTCGATCATCTGATCGCGATCGACCTTGTCGAAGACGGAGGGATCGCCGGTGACCGAGGCGAGCTGGCCAACGAAGCCGGCAAAGCGCTCAATGCTTGAAACGCCGATGAGCTTCTGAGCCTGAGCCATCATGGAGACGTACTCGACCTTGAGATCCATCCCTTGCAGCTCCTCTGGAGGAGGCGGGATGAGTCCTTGGCGGCTCATAATGTCGAAGGTGAGATCAATCAAAGGATCCAGGATGTCTTGGTTCATGTTCTCGAGGACGGGCCCGAGAGCGAGAAGCTTTTCCTCATGCCTCTCATCGATCTCGCGAGCTGTGATGTCGCGGCGATCGGAGTTGTGAAGCATCAGGAAAAGGTCGGCAAAGAACGCCTGATCGATTCTCTGGTGGTGATCCTGGATGTCGAGGAGCAGCTCCTGAATCCGCGGGTTCACCTCGTGCGCGGGCCTGAAGCCCTGCATGCCCTCTCGGACATCGGCATAGGTGATGTCACCAGGAAGGATGGAGACCTTGGCCGTACGAAGAGAGGTCGGCCCCGTCATAGGGGGGTTGACCATCTTCTCAACTGCCTGGGCCTTTCTTCGCTGCATGAGCTGAAGGGCCTTGATGTCGCCAAGGGCTGTGATCCCTGGGCAGTCGGTCGCATACACGTCTTCGCCTGTGGTCTCCCACCGGCCGCCGAGGATCGGGAAGATGTCATAGCCAGACTCGCGTAGGACCTTATCTTGGTCGGTTGCAGCCTGAAGATAGCCAGAGGTCGAGGCACTCGATGAGCCGCGCTCGTAGTAGCAAGACGAGAACTTCTTGTGCTTGGACTGAAGCTTTCGCTCATCGAACTCTGGATTCGGTTCGATCACGTGACACACGTCGACCCATGCCTCCATCTGCCCCTGTTCGTAGAGCATGCGAACGTGGATGGAGAAGTTCGACCAGTCAGGTTGCCCACTGGGAAGACGACGCCCGAAGAAGCTGATGAGGTTCCGGACAGTCATCCGGAACTCTCTGAAGAAAACGTTCACGCGACCGTCTTGACCCTTGGCGAGCGCATAGGAGCCAATCGGAAACGAATTGCAGTGGATGACAGTAGAGAAGCTCTCCTCTACCGAGATCGGAGCCGTTCCGAAAACACCAAGATCCCCGTAGAAAGGATCAAGCGTGTTGTAGAGGTTCGACTTCAGAAACACGCCGTTCATCCGGCGCGAGACCAGATGAAGCCATTCTTTGGCGCTAGAGAACTCGGCAAGATCCGGGTCGGGCGTAGTCAGCCGAAACCAAGGTCTGGCGGGCGACGTGATGCCGGCCATCATGCCTGACCTCAGGGTACGGGCCGCGATACACCCCCTAGAGTCGACGATCTTCTGGTTTCGTCTGTGGCCCTTGTTGGCGTCGGTGATCAAGAAGCGCGATCGACTGGGCAGGATGTAGTCAGAGAGCTCCCGCCAAAGCGGGATGAAGGTTGATCTCTCCTGCTCGAGCTGAGAGCGAAGGATCTCATAGCGCTGGCGCTTGGATTCGGGCTTATACATTTACTGCCCCAGGAGCTGCTTGCCGCCGCCGGTGGAACCACCGGACAGCCCAAGCGAGCCTGTGAGAATGGTGGATCTGCGCCCTTGAGCGCCCATCGTGGCAGCCCGCTGGCGGGCTCTGGCCTCGTCGCGAACACGGATAAGTTCCGATTCGGACTCCTCCTTCTCTTTACGCTTCTTGGCCTCATCCATAAGGCCAGCCATGGCTTCCTTTTGCTTCTTCTCTTCCTCGTAGGCCTTCTCGCGGTTGGCATTGAATCCAAGCGCTTCAGCTCCAGCTTCCTTGCCGAGCTTCCCGCCAGCGATAGACGAGGCCAGTGTGACGGGATTGAGGACTGCGAGAGCTGGGGATACGGACGAACCCATCAGGCAATCTCCATGAGAAAGTTCTTTTCTTGGCGCTTGAAGCCGCGCTTGATCAGGCTTTGGTCTTTGATTCGGGTGCGCTCTTGGAGAGCAAACGTGATCCAGTCGGCGTGCTCTCTTCCCCAGTCGATGAAGGCATCCATCAAGAGGCTGGCAGCTCGAGAGCCTCGGTGGTCGTGATCGACCCACCAAAAGGCTTCGGCCAGAACACGAATGTCTGGATTGAAGAAGTGTGGGTTGAGAAGGCCAGCCGTGAATCCCACGGGGCCAACACCCTCGCCGTCGGCAATCAGCATCAGGTGATCACGCATGATCAAAGAGAGCTGATCGCGGGCATACGCCTCATCACCAAGGAGCGGGCGCTTTGAGCCGAAGAAGTCGGAGAACTGCCGCAGTTGAGCGAGCAGCCAATCGAGATCTTCAGGCCTGGCTGGGCGTATTCGAATGGTCATGTGCGCTCAGTGTCGAGCGCGAGTCAGCGAAAACCCAAATTTAGGGGGTAACTGATGGGCCCCCCTTGACTGAAGATCTAGACCAGGCGAAGCCAGAAGAGGGCGAGCGGCGTGGAAGCTGTGGGAGAGGGTGACGACAATATAGCCCTCGTAAAGTGTCGCAAGACGAGCCCACTGGAGACACGCGTACGATGACCGAGAACAGTAGCTAGTCTCGGAATACACGTATAGCTATTCGCAGGAGTCGCGCCCTGCCTCGCTCATCGCTTGAATGAACTGCATGGTCCGGCGTCGTGAGCCCTTAAACCAGCCCGGACACGACTGGAGCGGGTTTCCATGCAGTTCCTTGAGGCGGCGGGAGTGGCCCGGATTAAATCGAGGACTGAGCGGAATGGGCAGGTCGCGGCAATATATACAGACCTCGAACCGCTCGCCTCGCCTCAGCCCAATCAAGAAGAAAGTTCATCATGCTTGCCCGAGTTGCAGGGCGCCGTCGGGTACGGTACATGAGCGGGGTATGAAACCAGGCAGAGAACTCGATCAGCTCGTGGCTGAGAAGGTGTTCGGGAGCACGGAAGCCAAGCCGTATTCAACCGACATTGCGGCAGCCTGGCGTGTTGTGGAGAAGCACAATCAAATCGTGTCGATTTGGCAGGGAAGGCCCTCGCTTGATCGGAACGCGCACGGCATGATCTCTCGAAGAGTTTGGGAACGCGGCGACCCCGTTGTTTACAGGGTCAGCGTCGCCGGACGCCATACAGCCTATTCCGAAACCGCCCCGCACGCCATCTGCCTTGCTGCCCTCAAAGCGCTCGGTCACAATCTGTCATCCGAATAGGGATTGTACTCCGACTGGATCTTGTGCTGCTTCGTAAGGCCGACCTCGGCCGTCGAGGACGCCATCTCCGGCAGAAAAA